GTGGGTACAAGCAGTGGGAAGGCAACACTTTGGAGGAAACGGTTGAAGAGCAGACGGATAGGATGTGTCTCATGCTTAATCTGATAGCCAGAAAGTTCGGCCTGCCTTTCGACTACAAGGGTTTCGATCATCAACCCACCACTGATGAGCTCATTTCTATCTTTAAGGTTTTACTTGATTGTGCTGGTCGGGTTATGCCAACGTCCTATCTCACGGAATTTAGTTGGGTAAAAGAGAAGATACTCGGCGGCATGAGAAACTCGATGCTAGTTGCTCGTCTTGATCAAGATACTAAGGTGTTTGAGGTGACTGGTGGTTTGATGTCTGGGCTACGGTGGACTAGTATTGTGGGTAACGCTTGGAACACAGTCATGACCGCAGTTTGTTTTAAAATATTAACGGCTCTGGGCATTAAAGTTGGAGACATAGATCGTTTTATTCGTGGTGATGACAGCGCTATTGACTCAGACTCAGCGGAGAAACTTAAAATGATTGACTTGTCTTACAAGAGGATTGGTGTGATCGGAGGTATTGGTAAGTTTTCACTGCGTAAGAACGAAATGGAGTTTTTAAGAACTTGGTACAATGGTAGGTGTTTTGGATACCCTTGTAGAGTACTGCCTGGTTTAGTGCAGCGAAAACCCTGGAGTTCACAACCTTGGTCCGAGGATATGGTATTGCGGGCGTTGCGAGAAGTGTGCTCCACTTTGGGGAGAAGAGGTTGTGATAGTGACAGTGTTTGGGAATCGCTGGTATCTAAGTGGTGCAGCTTAAAGCATTTGCCTAAGGCGATTGTGCAAGTGCCGAGTAGCCTGGGGGGGTTTGGGTTGGTTCCATGGGACGGTCGAACAAGATTAACTAGCCACGTGCCGAAAATTGAGAAACCTGACATCGAGTTTGTGGGTACGACCGGTTTTAGAGCAGGTAAGTTATCAATTGGCTACTCGTGAAGGCATAGTTCTAACCGACACCCAGTTAGCGGGGTTGGCTGCCAACCAGTTGGCTGGCGTGCTGGCTTCCGATGACGTACCTGAGATAGCTAAAAACATGAGACTGAGATGGAAGGTTAAGCTTAAGGAAGTACGGATTAGGGCAATAAGGGGGGTCAAACTCGAGTACGGCACAAGACACTTAGGCAAATTGGGTAACTATGCCGTTCAACCCGGTGAATACTCT